CTTTTAATTTTTTAACTATTTAACTATTTAACTATTTAACTATTTAACTATTTAACTATTTAACTTAACTATTAATTTATTTTTTTGTTTTGTTTTGTGTTGTTTTGTGTTGTTTTGTGTTGTTTTGTGTTGTTTTGTGTTGTTTTGTGTTGTTTTTGCTGTATTAGAATTCAAACTCATACTCTATGAATGCTTTTATATCTTTTTTTACCTTGCCATGCATTATTGTCTTTGCTTTACTGTAATACAATTCACTCTTTGAATTAAAACCCATTACCTTTACGAATGCTTTGTCATAGGCGTCTCTCAAAGTGCTATCACTCTCTAACCTTGCTTTGTTGTCTTGTTTCCATTTTGACATCTGTTTTACTATATACATATGTATACTTATCAAATATGTACTCAGCTTCTCTTTGCTTAATTCCAGCCATTTTTTTTCTAGGGACGACGACGACGACGATGGGTTGTTTTTCACTTCGTTGAATATATAAATCGTATTCTGATTCTGACTAAACGATACTATCGGTATGAGGTTACCATCGTTACTATCTATGCAACAGCTTAGCTTGTTACTCATTATCGTACATACTATGTCTGATACTTTTGGTTTGTTATCACCTATTATCAGATGACTAATGTTACTAACGTTGCTAACGTTGCTAACGTTGCTAACGTTACTAATATTTTCGTCTGAAACAATTTCTTCCATCATACTATCTGCAGTGTTGTTCGGAATATGATTGTTATTCAACCATTCCAATATATTTATCTTTTTCTTCTCCTTTATCACATACTTATTTATATTTTCTACTTTCTTTTCTAACAGCTCATACTTCTTCACCAATTCAAAAACCACTTGGTATAAATCTTTGTTGCTTGGTATGTAACTATCTGCGTCATCATCTTCATATACTGTTGCACTATTTCCATTTTTTGAGTGTATTTTATTGACCTTTGACTTTATTTTGTTGTCATTTCTCAGCACTAGTTCACATAATAATAAATGCTTATCGAGTGCTGTTCTGCGTTTATATACCTTACCACAATTTCGACATGATATGCCTTGTTGCTTTATACGTGTTAAACCATCATTAATTGATGTTGTTTGAGATTGTATCATCGTGTTAATTATCTTGTTAATTAATTTGTTATTTATTTGTGATATACATTATTACAGTTGAGTTACATCATTTTTTTATTTATTAGGGTTTAATTATTAGGGTTTAATTATTTAGGAATGCATTTCAGTATTACAAACTGGACTACTACTACTACAATATCATAACTATTAATAAAATATTATAACTATTAATATATTTTGATAGTATATAATAATACAAAAATGTCAAATAACTATACATCTATTGTTTACAATTACCCAAATAAAGAAATCGGACTTGCTCCATTCTACTACAGAAAAAGAACATTCAATACAAATGCACCTACTTCTAACACACCTGCTAATCGATACCAAACACTTAAAAAAGTGCAAAAAACAGTAGGCGTTCATTCATCTCTATACAGCGATAATAAAGGCGCATTATCCTCCTATGTAAATACTTATGACTCCAGGTATAGAGTTCCTTGGAATCAACAAAGCGACAGATTAGTGCCTAGTGTACAAAAAGCTACGGTCCCTACTGGTTATTTTCATTCGCAGATTTCCAATAGACGCCATTCCGTTACTTCTAGTAAACCTGGAACACAAACACCAGGTGGAGTCGGATGCGATATAAAACATAACTCATACGACAGATACCTTAATCGACTTAAATCCAAGGCACCACTACGCAGAGGAACCGTCCCTAATAGTTTCTACTCGCCTCAGTTGCCTTTTAACAGGGCTAGACCTGTATATGGCGGCAAATTATTCAAAACGAATATTGTGACTGGATGCGACTGCACGCCTGTCAAAAACAATACTAACAACCCTTACCAGAATTACTATGGACGAAGTAAAAGTATGCCTGTGTTGCAGAATAGTTTCGCAGTTGGACAAAATGTCATGTTGTTTTATCAGGCATATAAGACCTATATTTATGGAGAAATCACATCAGTCAACGGTAATGGTACATATGATGGGCTTTTTTTTATAAATAATATGCAGACGACGATTAAAAATATTTACGGGAATCAGCTTATACCTACGTATAACAAGTGCGCGATTGACCCGTGCGTTACTCTAGATAAGTTGGTTGTTACCGCCAGCGATATTGAAGCTATGTTGGACGCAGTATAAGAACTGGGCTATCTTCGTGGGGGATGGCTTGTTAGTGTCGGAATCGTGGTATTTATTTTATTTGTCGTTAATTCGTGAACCATATGTTTTCACAATTATTTTATTTTAATTTATATTATTTAGTCAAATATTATATATAGTTATATAAATGCCAGGAACAATCAAAATGGTTATCGACAACGGAATGCCTAGTGCTAGACAAATTAGACAATTTCAAAGTAAGACGGAACATAAGCGAACAGTTGCAGCGTTTGTTGCACCAAGAGCACTTAATAGCTCCATGATTGCTAGAATTCACAGCATCAAACCTGGATGTGGTGGCTGTGGGCGACGTTAATTTGGTTTTGGTTTTGGAATAATATATAGTTAATACATTTGTAATAATATACTGTTAATATAAATGTACTCGTTTCTTTCTAATGCGTCCACATCTAATGTTACTGCCTATCCTTCTAACCGTTTGAGTAAAGCTACAAATTTTAAAACATTAGGCGATACAGTTGACTTGCCTTATAACAAAACCTATAATAACTGTGCAGGTCAGTTCTGTTATACATACAGCAAAAACTACATATATAAACCTCACACCGATACTGGATTGATTGGGCGAACTGCCGCTGGGTATTTAGCACAAAGAAAAAGAATCTAATTTGTCCTGTAAATGTAAATAATCATTATTAATCCCATAAAAATAATCATTATTAACCCATAAAATAATAAGTGAAATATCCTGTTCTCATATAATCACGCGTCTCTATTAATGCATCTTTATCGCTGTATCCTCTATCTAAAAAACCTTGATATATTGTTTTAGCTCTGTATAATCGTCCAGCATAACCAAATACCATCAATAATACTAGCACAGCAACTAGGTAAGATATATTCTTATATTTTACTGAAAACAAATGCATTAGACCCTTAATAACCAGAACATAAATAAAGGTGTGGAACACAATCGAAAATACTACATGAAAATCTATTAAACTGATATACCTTGCCTTTGGGTCAGTTGTACGTAAATACGATTCAAAACAAGAGATCATGTATATATTACTCTAGATATATATTTTCTACATAGGTGTATTTATCTACATAGGTGTATTTATCTACATAGGTGTATTTATCTACATAGGTGTATTTATCTACATAGGTGTATTTATCTACATAGGTATAGGTGGTGTATTATTTTACAAATAGTGCTTTGCTCATATATTCATCGATGATATTGTGTGGTATCAATACGCTCCAATCGGCGGTTAACAATAATATAAAACCAAACACAGTTAACAGCAAGTTATCTTCGTATGTCAGTTCTACACGATTCTTACGTTTGGGGAAGAACACAATTATCAAAAATATTGACATCGTAAATTTGAACATCAGCTCTAGACGGGTTCTTAAGTATTCTTCTTTTTCTAATTTTTTACGTTGTTCATCCAAATCCGCGGTCTTTCCTTTCTTCGTATCTCTTTTAATTACTAGTTCTGTACGTTTTGCCATTACTGTCATAATCAAGAATAATACTTTTATCATAAAAATGAATCTACCATATTTACTAATGAATCCCATTTATTATATTATATAAAATAAACATATAAATTATTCATGCATTCACATATCACATATTCTAAAACAGATAAAGTTATATAAAAGATATAAATTTATCCTATATATAATAATACAATAATGAGCAACTCCAATAATTTCACCAAGAATATCCACGAAACGAACATCAACAACGCTTATCAATATCAGACATTTAGCAACTATGTTACCGATAACAATATTCTAAATCCAAAGTATTCGCACAAATGTATATTTTGTTCAAACACTACCAGCACTTCGTTAACACAGGACGGCTCATTCAGACAGTGTTGTAGATGCAAGAAACAATTTCGGGGAGCGATAATCTGAAAATGACTACTTATTTGATTGTTTTATTTTGTCTACTTTATTTATTTTGTCTACTTTATTTATTTTCTTTATTATGTGTTGATATCTATATATGGCTTGTTACGTTAGTTGTTCCATCTCTCTTATTTTTATTATTGGGATGATTTATTTTTATTATATGACATCCCACAGCAAAATCGTTAAAGAATACAAGAAAAAATTGCCGCCTGAGCTTAAAACATTATACGAAAAAATAGTTCAAGAGCGTACGGCTATTAGTTACAGAGGATATGCGTTAGGTATTTTGATGTCTTGGTTTATTATTTATTATAATATTAAGTTCAAACACAGAAAACTGAATAACTTGTCACTTGTCTGTATTGTTACTGCTACTGCATTCTTTACCAACTATTTTTATTATATTTTATCTCCCAAGAAATATTGGATGCTTGAGAAAATCGATTGTCAAGAATTGGCTAATCACTGGCTTAAAATGTATAGGGAAATGCAATTCAATTATCACATGGGGCTCGTGCTCGGAATTGTTGCGGTGTCTTTCTTTGCATTTGCTTTTCGCTGTTAAATGAAACCTAATAAATTCAGGAACAAAGCTAAAAATACGAAACTTAGAAGTATTACGTCTATATTACTACGTAGAATCGCGCGATTCATGTAAATCAATAAAGGAAGCATATCTACTATATATTATTACTATAATTTATAAAATTGGCTTTAATAATATATAATTTTTTGGGCGATCGGGGTTGAGGATGATTGTTGATGGATGGGTGGCTTCTAAGGGGTATTCTGGAATTTTTGGATGCATTCCCAAATTTTTGCGGATTCGTCCAATCCATATGCCCCTCTTCTTTGTGCTAAATTCAAGAAGTTTACCATCAAGTTCAACGCAACGGTTTGGTCTTTTACTTCAACACTTACCAGCTTTAGGTCACCTATAGATTGTTGTTGTTGGGGTAAGGGTTGCTGGGTGGGTTGCAGGGTGGGTTCTGTACTTTCCATTTATAAACATGTAGAATTTATCTTTTTAAATCGTATTTTTTATTTATGATTTATTATTTTTGATTTATTATTTTTGATTTATTATTTTTGATTTTATTCTTTATCTTGGGTTTGGGTGGTTTGTAATTAATCATTATCATAACTGTATTAAAGGTTTTACGAGTTATGATATTAGTAGAGATGAATATGACGATGCCAGTCACAAACAGTAATGAAAATAAATACCAAACATCTACATCGAATAGCACACTTTGTAATTCTGATTTTCACTCGATAGATGCTTTCTTTGCAGAAAAAGGATGGTCTAGAGTAGATAATACTCCCGCACAGGTTGCATATTCCAAACTGGGGCATGAGACCGAATATTTTCAGGTTACCATTAAAGACAAACCATCATTTGTTATGGTGACCATACCTCTTAAAAGTATTCCATATCATTATTCAACTAAATTCACTACTGTTGATGACGAATTGTTAAACTATATACGCAAACGGTTTGCGGACTTTGTTGACACATCGGCTTATCATTAACTTATTATTCCTGATGTATAACCAAAATCACCCCATCCACTCGGTAAACTATTCTTTGTATTTGTATTAGTACTATCATTATCATTTTGCTTTTTGCATTCAATTACTTTTTCTTGCTTGTCTAATATGTAATTGATCGCATACTCGTTGTATATTTTTTGTGCAGAATTTAGTCCGTCGTCTTTGTATATGCGAACATAAGGATTGATATCAAGTGCATTTTTATACCTGTTCTGGGTTTCAGTACTCCATGGCCATATGTTGTTCTCCATAAAATAGTTTAGTTCGTCTTTTGAGACATATTTCTGTAACACATCTAAATCATAACTATTACTAGGATTCAAGGTTTTTATCAGATTCGTAAAATCGCTTTTCTCTTGGTCTGACCAGGTAAACCCTTCTTTGGTTGAGAATAGGTTTCGTATAGCTGGTGTATCCTTGTTTTTGTAAAAATATAATATACCAACTATTATCATAAGTACTATACCTGCGTATATGTCTTTTATTATTACTCCGATTATCAATAACAGCAATACTATTCTGCCTATCATCGTGTCATATACGGCTTCTAGTAACACGTTTTCATTATACGCGGTTGTTACAACTAATATCAACGTCGCCGTAATAGCCAATATCATTTCTTGACTACTACTTTTTTTCGATCTACTGCTTAATTTACTGCTTAATTTATTTATCCATGTCTTCATATTTATTATATATATTATAAACTAAATACATATAATATATTCATATGAGGTCTTTGTATGAGGCGTTTGTAGATGGGAGTGTATTAGGTATTCATCTGTATTGTTCTGATGTATTGAATTGATGTATTTTTCTGATGTATTCATCTGTATTGTCCTGAGGGGGTTTTCTACAACCTACTTTGGTTAGCTCTCTCTCTACATACTCTTTTGTATCTGTAACACAGGTTACACAATAACATGGAAAGAATGCATGAATTAAACAGCTCACAAACGTACCGAGAAATACGAATGCCATCTTGAATGAAAATCTGAAATGCTGTAGATACGTCATGCATACTGATTTGGGATGGTCTACAAATACACTTAGAATGGATGATATGAGTTCTGATATTGGGTCTGACATTATTTGTACTAGTTATTATTTGTTTAGATTTAAATTATTTGACTTGGATTATTTGACTTGGATTATTTGACTTGGATTATTTGACTTGGATTATTTGACTTGGATTATCAGGAAAGGTAAAAAAAGGTAAAAAAGGTAAAATGTATAAAAACTTCGAGTGCGTAAATTACTTAAACACTACCATATATCATCTGTATAAGAGAAGAAGATGACCGCAGATTACGATAAATATATGGTGCTTAAATTATTCGTCGATGAACACACTAATGACTTTGAGTGTAATCTATCCGACCTTAAACAAAAATATATTCAGGACGCCGAAAAACATAATAATAAGGTTCGTAGTAGTGAATTTATTGATGCTGGATTTGATTTATACGCTCCTTATAACGTCTGTGTTGCTGGTGAGAGCGGTGAGAGCGGTGAGAGCGGTGACTGTAGTGCTGCAGGGGGTGGTGTGAATGCTGGTAATCGGAGCGTATTATGCAAAATATGTCAGGTTGTTCACGAATCCGACAATAAACAAAAATGCGTTATCACAACCAGCAATATCGTCAAACTAAATTATTTAATCAAATGCTCCGCGCAAATATACAATAAGGACCACACCTTTTCTCATAATACTGGCTACTATTTGTATCCTAGGTCCAGTATATATAAAACTGATCTGCGTGCAGCTAATAGTGTAGGCATTATTGATGCTGGGTATAGGGGGAATATTATGTCAGTTTTCGATGTTATTAACAGACACAGAGAAAGACATGATTCTGCGGTTCGCGTAGTGACACAGAATGACAGATATGCACAAATATGCGCTCCATCACTTATTCCTATTGTTGTTGAAGTTGTTGACTCTGTCGATGATTTAAGCAAACCTACTGCTAGAGGGATGGGTGGATTTGGATCTACTGGCGTTTAATTTTGGGTGAATATTTGCTATTTGTATTTGTATTTGCGAGCTAATAAATAAATATTTGTAATATATATAGTTTTAAATAGAAATGTCAACACATTCACAACATCATGCAAATGCTCAAAGGCGCCATGCAATTAAAAAAAGAGAAAAAATATTACAAATGATGACTGATAATAAGAAAAAAGGAACATATTTAACTCCTGAACCTAAAGATCGAAATTTTGGTTATCCAATCGATGCTCCTAATGCACCAGGTCTTGTTACCGCATATACAATTAATAATGAACTATTTGTTAATCCGATGGAAATGGCAGAAATGGAAATGGATGGTCTTACTTTTGGAGGGAGAAATAAGCGTGCTAAGAGTGGTAAGAGTGGTAAGAGTGCTAGGAGTGCTAGGAGTGCTAAGAATGTTAAGCGAGGTACTAGTTATAAACGTAAGAGTCGTCGTCATAAGAAAAATAAAAATAGGAGCAATAAAATGAGTCGTAAGAATAAGAACAGAATGAGTCGTAAGAATAAGAACAGAATGAGTCGTAAGAAGAAACAGCTATAATTAATTAATAATTAGTATTTAACAAAACATAACATATATGATAATATATTTTATGCTTTATACTTTATGCGTTGGGATGTGTGTGGTGTGTGGTGTGTATGTGGCGTGGGTGCGACTTATTGACTTGACGATTGGCTTGAATTTATCCTAGGGTTTTTCAAATACCATTCTGGCGGACTTGTGAATGTTGGACCTGTGCCACATGATGAACCAAATTTTCGTATTGAGGTTCCTCTAGCACTCATACCTGTACCCGTTTGAACAGCATAAGGAAATGGTTTCTGCTTTAATGTAGGGTTTGAACAACCTCTCTGAACATAACTGGTATACTCGCTACTATCTACTGGACGGGTTGTTGTTTTTGTGTAAGGCGCATTACTTGCCATTTGATTATAAGTCAACGTAGCAGTAGAGGATGATGCGCTTGAACCACATATTCTTGTTGGGCCTCTGTTTACACAGTGACCTTCGTATTTTGCAGTATCATTTACATCCAAAAAGCAAATATTCTTTGTCTTTAAATTATGTAAATACATACCTTGACTTGCAGTATTCGACTGAGTACCACTACTATATACTGGCTGTACCCAATAATGGGGATATTGACCTGTATATGCCCATCTATACTTCTTGTGCAACATACCATAATTCGATAAAACAGACGGCTTCACATATAAGTGCTGGTTACCCATTACGATTACGCGGTTTACGTTGTATACGGGCTCGCTATACGGATACTTGCCGAATGTTCCACCTGTTCCATAACCATATTGTCCTCTGAATGGCGTTCCGTTTCTTGAGAACTTGCAATCTCGACCGACTCCGCCCACATTTCGGTTACTACCGTTCAAAGAAAATCCTACAGTACCATAATTTTGTATCGCCAGTTGCAACCTCCTTGTGCTATTACCGAATGGACCTTGAGGTAACCAATAACCACCTGGGGGTTTGCCTGAGCGTTTTGTTCCCAAGTTATTTACGACTGATTTCTTTTTGAATGTAGCTAGTGACATATATCATAGGATAAGATAATTATTATTTTATAATATATTTGTGGTGGAGGGGCTAGGGGGGCTAGTTATATGTAAATACAGCTTCTGATATCTGCTTCTTTTTGCAGACATCTCTTCAAACAATAATATAGCTTACTGCCTTTCAAGAATGAGTCCTCCAATAATTTCAGGTTTCTTTCTATGTAATCTTCATAACAAGTTTCGTCAATACAGGCGTGCTTTAACATAAACCTATCACCATTTGCAAATCTCAACCCATCTAACACCAAACACCCTAAACTATAATATATCGATTTGCGATTGATGAAACTGGGAATGCATTTTACGGCGAGGGTTTCGGGGCTTTCATACAACTTGTGGCGTGTAAATGGGTGACTTACTCTTAGCGTGTTGTCTACTATATCGCATATGTCTTCGCTTTTTGGAATGTAGACGAACCTTTTTACGCCTTCATAGCTTATTACTAGGACATTTGTGGAATAGTATCCTAGGAAACACTTGCCATAACGTTGCATTAGGTAGTTTAATTGTGACGATAAGTCGTACAACATTTGGGTTACATTTTCTAGTTGGGAGGTGGTCTTGGGGGTGGTCTTGGGATTGGGATTGTGGTTGCGATAATCTATTAATATTTCTACCTTGTCTGCGTTAAAATTGATTACGTTATAATTCGTTTGACTGCATTTAGGCAATATTCCTTGGCTTACTATAGATTTTATTAATGGCTCATTCGCATATGAAAAAAAAATACTATGTTTGTGTTTGTGTTTGTCTTTGGATTTTTGATCGGTGTCTTTGGCTACATAGCATTCGTCAGTTATTGTTGTAATTGAAGTTGGTCTTGGGATTGTGATTTGAAACTGCATATATTTATTACTATTATTACTAATGACCTATTCTTTTTATTATTTTTATTATTTTTTGTTATAATTTTATTATTTTTTGTTATAATTTTATTATTTTTTGTTATAAAGTATTTCATCAAATACATCGTTTACATCAATTCGTATTTCAAGTGGGGTGTTTTTGGCGTCTTTATCGTCTTTATTGCTCTCTTTGTTGGCGTGTTTTTTGGTTTTTATTTTGGTTTCTTCGTCCTCTGTATTACTACCAATTATGTCTTCCCAATAAATTGTATTCGATTCTAACTTGTCTGGATTGATTATTGATAGTGTGCGTGGTTCCTTCTCTTCTGTTGGTTTTGACGGTTTTGACGGTTTTGACGGTTTTGACGGGTTATTGGATGCTAACAAATAATTTGCCCTCATAGCAATCGATTCTTCATTTTTTACATCATCATCATCATCATCATCACTATTTTCCTCTATAGGATATACTTTTTTTACATAATGATTATATCTGCCACGATTATGGAACCTAATGGGTGTATTGCTGTTGGAGGCTTTATTAGTGTTGGGGGCTTTATTAGTGTTGGGGGCTTTATTAGTGTTGGTGTAATTATGGCTTTGGTGTGAAACAAACGATTTACGATGTACTGGTGGCATTCCAGTATTTCGCTCTGATACTCTATTTTTCTTGTAATATTTCAACTTCCAAAACCAGGGTTCGGAATATATTACTTTTATATCATTACCTTCTTCTAACCGTGCTTTGGCATAGTGCGCCTTTGCGTTATCCATCCATTTGTCTATATGAACAAATGCTCGGTTAAAAGCTAACATCTCTACTATGTCTACTTTCTTTATTTTAAATATGTTTAGCTTGTTGAATGTATCTATTATGTACTTGCCTTTGATGTTGGATAATACACGAGGTATACATAATATATCTTTGACTATTACTTTATCTTCTGTTCCATTATTCGTGTGCATCTAGGTATCTAGTTATTATATATTTTATACTATAAAAAATATATACTACTGAGTATTTCATTTTTATCTTTTATTCTGTATTATGCTTTTATTTTGTTGGGGATGGGGATGGGGGTCTGGTTTTGGGGGATTATTATATCTTTTTGTATTCAATAAAAAAAGGTATCGAACTTGTTTGTGGTGTGTGGGGTGTGGGATGTGGGTTGTGGATTGGTGGTTATCTTCTCGGTTATCGGATTCGAACCGATGACAATCCGATTACTATTTATGATACAACTACAGTCGAATGCTCTACCAACTGAGCTAAACCGAGGAACAGGGAGATGGGGGCGAGGAGAGGTTATTC